TTTATTAACCTGTATGTATCTGAACTTAACCACTATTTAGCACCCTTATTTATGTAAGATCCCAAATCACCCATTCCCTTGGTATACTCTTCTGAAATATTCTTAATACTCTTCCCAGAGTTTTTAAGGAATTTTTTCAGCCACTTTACACCATTGGGTCCAGCAATTTTTTCAATTTCATCTATAAAGGCATCTGAAGCTATTTTTATAAAAAGCTCGTTATCCATACTATTTTCCCCTTAGCCTTTCCATTATAGACGGAAGTATTCTTTCATCAAAAAGGGATGAGTTTTTTTCTTGTCCCCCGCCTTGCTGATCGTTCTGTTGATTGTTCTGTTGATTATTTCCACCAGGCTGCTGCTGTTGCTGCTGTTGCTGAGGAGACTGTTGTGGAGGTATAATTTGATTTGCAGCCATCTGAGCAGGAGGCTGGGCTCCCATTACTATTCCATTATAAAGTTCTCCTAAAGCCTGTTGGGCCATAGGATCTCCCTGCATAGCTGCCTCAGCCATAGGAGAAACAGAAGATACAACCTGAGCGAACATCATTGCAGCATCTGCGGGGGCCATGATGGGCGGAATCTGAGGTTGCATACCCATCTGGGGCCCCATAGGTTGCTGAGGGGCCGGCATTTGCCCTTGGGGAGACATAGGTCCTCCCTGCTGCATATTGGGGGTACCCTGGGGGTCCATTGGAATAGGACCTCCTTGAGGACCAGCTGCAGAGGCCGTTTGTCCACCTGCAGGAGGTTGTCCACCTTCATTGAACTGAGTTCCAGCAGCTTTTTTTACCATAAGAAGAGCGTCCTTAAATTTTCCATCTTCTTTGGCTAGTTTCATAAGAGTTTCCTTGTCCATAAAAATTTCTCCTTTAGAAAAGTTTACTAGTTTGTATTGTGGGGTTTCCTGCGATATAACTGTATGGAGAACTTACACCACCCCATGCTCCCTCAACATTTATGCTTATTTTAATTTTAAAGAAAGAGTCCATTTCACGGGCAACCAACCTGTTTAACTCATTTATATATGGTAGATAACGACTTTTGTCTGATACCTTAACAGATATGCCACCATTGTTGTACGTTATCTCGTTCCTTGATTGTAAGATGCCATTAGAGACTAATGCCTCTACAGCCGCCTGATGTATAAGAAGAGATGGTATTGGAAAGTTTGAATAGCCAAAATTAGCCACTCTTGGGGGCAGGTTGTTTAAATAACCCAAAGCCATATTTATATACAAATCAAGAGAGTCATCAGCATTTTCTTCTTCGAATTTAAGAAGTCTGTTCATCTCTGCATGATCTCTTAAAAAGACCCTAAGGCCCTTTCTGTAATCTAATAATTCCATAACAAAAGCCTTTATTTATATTTAGGTTTTCTACCACGCTTTTTTCTCTTGGGCTTTTCTTCTTTATCATCATCTTCTTGTTTGCTGACTTCATTACCATCATCATTAGAAGATAATTTTAATTCTAACCCTACATCATCATTGCTGTTTTCTGGTTCTGAAACAGGCTCTTCTTTAACACTTCTGTTCAAAACCTCTTCTTTAGCAAAAGAAAGATTGGCGTCGTTTATAATGAAATTAGAAAAGTCATCATTTATCTTATTAAATTGATTCTTCCCTGGCAGGAACACCATCTTCTGGTTTCCTATCTTTTTTATTCGTTTTTTTCCTTGGTTTTGTACTATTGTCATCTTTAGATTCCTTTTTTATGTTTTCATTTTTTACAGAAGAAGACTTTTCTTTTGTCTCGTCCTCTTTCTTTTCATAAACAGGTGTTTCTTTGGATGTTTCTTCTTCTTTTTTACTGTTAACATCCTCAGTATTTAATATAATATTTTCTTTTTTATCTTCAAAGTCTTCATTTTTATTTTTATTATCATTACCTGGAATTGGTATGATCATTTCGATAGAAGGTCTAAAAAACCTTATATTGTATCCAAAGTGCTTTATATCACTTTTGTTTACATGAACAGAACCTCCGGGTTCAACCCATTTTTTATTCATTTTAGAGAGAGCCATTTTGGGGCTATCAGATATATTTATGTATCTCATATTCGCTTCCTTTTCTTTTAAGAAAAAAGCCCATGCCCAATTGTTATGGGCATGGGCTTTATTTAAACAATAATCTCTATCTTATTATATCTTAAACATCAAGAGAAGAATAATAAGAAGAAAGATCTGATGGAATAGTACCATCTGTGCTAACAACAAGACTTGTAGATCCATCGGCAGGACTTACAGTTCCTTTAAGAGTAAGAAGCGCAACAGAAAGTGCGTTTCCAATACCCATTCCAATAGACTCTTTAGTCTGCCATTCGATAAGACCGAAATTAGACTTAATCTCAAAGTTAGGATCACCGAGAGAAAAGTTATGTCCAAGAAAATCGGGTTTTGTAAAAGCCCAAAGGTGACCAATCGGAAGAATATCGCTCTTTATGGACTTAATTATCTTTGTTCCATGAAGAGTATCCGATGTAACACCGTTGAGGACACGGTCTTTACCGAAATCATCGCCAGCACCAGGAAGAGTAACCGCAGTTTCATAAACTTCCTGAGACATAAGAATACATCCAACCTCTTTCTTTTTCTGGTCATTTCCGTTAAGACCAGCAGTAAGAGTGTTTTTAACCTTAACAAGGTCAGAGTTTTCAATATAGAGGTCTGCAGTTCCACCGGCATACTTTACAGCTTTCTTTCCGGTACTAGAAAGAGAGTTTGTGGAAAGAGCCGCACCAATAAGTTTAAGAAAGAACTTATCTTCAAGCTTTTCTATAATTGGAACCGATTTGTCCTCAATACGTTTAGTAATCTTGTACTGATAAGCACGAAGATCTTCAACGGTTATCTGAAAACGTTTGGTGGTAAAATTAATGATAGGTATGATATACCTTTCACCTTTAACATACTTTCCATCAGGCTCACCAAGATTATCAACAGCAACGGCTTCAGCATCAGGCTCTATGTCACGAATGACATAAAGAGAGTTGTCGTTAACGTTTCTCTGACAATCAGCAGTAGTGATTGGTTCCTGGGGGATAATGGCTCTGGAAAAAGCAGATTCCAGAAGCTCGGTTTTAACGTACTGACGACCAGCTTCTTGAAGTTCAGACTGACCAGTCATTGTGGCAATCTTTTCAAGAAAGCGTTCGTTGTACTGTGTAGAGGTAAGATCCATAATACGCTCCTTATTTTTTTGTTAGTAAATTATTTTATCTTTCTTATTTTTGAGGGGATGATTAAAGCTCACCCCCTCAAAGGCTTTTTTTAACTATTAACTAATACCAGCCTTAACATAAGGTGTGACAGTGTTAAATGTCAGAACCCCATTTGTGTTATCATAACTTTCAACCCTTGCGACAACTATCATTCCGTTGTCACTAGTATTGTCTATAATAGGACGAAGCTTTCCGAGGTCATCGGAGTCACAAGTAAGGGCGTTGGTACCATCAGTGCTTGTAGTATAAGCAATGGTAAGTTCAGCTCCCTCGGTATATACACTGGTTCCAAGAGAGGTAGTTCCGGCAGCAACAGTTTCCTGGAAACCGTCAGTGTCAACCGAGGCACGGAAAACATGTTCAAGGGTAGCAATACGACCGGACTCTACGTCATGAGATTCATACTGACTAGAGCTTGCATTACCAAGAACAAGTCTAAGAACCTTAGGCTGAGTAGATGTAGCGGTTATATTCTTGGCCTCACCAGAATCAAGATAGGCCCAAAGACCGGGGGAAGCGGAAAAACTCGAAGGGTCAACTTTTCTAGCAACCCTATGAAGTTTACTAAGTGGTGTTTTAACGTCTAGCATTTAAAAACTCCTTGTTTATTGTTTTATTTTTTATTTTTTTTTACTTTTTCTTACTGTTATCAAATAACTCCCCCAAACATCTCTTTCTCACCTGAAAGATCTGCTGGAGAATTATCGTTATCAAAAAAAATGTTATTGGAGGAGCTGCCTGAAAGGTTGACAGCTTCCTTCACAATCTCTATTTGTTTTTTATCTTTTTGGAGAAGCTCTGCGACCTTTTCTTGGGCGCTATTCTCATCAACAATACCCTTTTCTATCATTGTGTCAATAACGCCTCTCACCTCAGAAACCTTTTCCAAATTATCAATCTTTTTATTCTGCTCTTCAATAATGTTGAGGGCAGATTTCAAAGAACCAGAAGCTATTTTCATTATATTTCTGGTAGCATCATAAGTTTGTTTTTTATAAG